AAGAATTCAATCTTACCGTAAAAAGAGAAGATTCTTACGTAACGTTTAAAATTAAACCATATTACCTTTTGAGCGATAAATATAAATAAACTGTTGAAATAATAATATATTATGACAACAAGTTTAATTAAAAGAAAGGTAAAATGGAAATCAAGATAAATCACGTTTATGGTAATCAAGAGGTTTTCGATTTACAAATAGTTAAATTATCATTAAATGGCGATATATCTGATTCTGAAGCATTAAATAGCGGCTGGTTAATTTATAATAATAAATGGTATTCTTGTAGATCATCAAGAATCAATACTGATTTATTCCATAAACCCCCAAAAGAAATTAAAGGGTACTCATTCGAATATAAAGATTCGTTTGAAGTAAACGAAGAAGTTTTGCGTGTATACAACAAACACTCAGAAGTGAGAGGATTCACGCAAAAATATGATTTAACAGTGGACCTTGCAAGAAGTTCAGGTATATTTGTTTATAAAGAAGGCGTTTTAGTAGCATTTACTAAATTCATAAAGTATGAAAATGCTCTTGAAAGTCAATTTACATCATGGGATTATTCTGAACCGAAAGCATCAATTGGCAAACATATTGTCAATTATGAAGTTGACGTATCAAAAAAACTAAATTATAAATATCTTTATATCGGACCTGTTTACGGTTTACAGTCAAAATATAAAACTAATTTTGATGGTTTCGAGTGGTGGACAGGAAGCGAATGGTCAACAAACAAGGATGTCTTGATGGACTATCTATCAAGAGATTCAAGTACTAAAACATTAGAAGATTTAAATGAGGCTTTCTTTCAAACAACATGAAATGGTAAACGATCCTAGGTTTAAAGCTAAAATGAAAGCTAAACCTAGGATCGATCGAGAACATGATGTTCCATACGTTGCTGGTTATTCAAAAGATGGCAAAACCATCTACATTGATAGACACCTAGAACTTACAGATGATGGCGTAGATATCGAACCATTTTTAATTATTCATGAACATACAGAAAAATCTTTGATAGATGTATTCGGTTTACATTATCAAGAGGCTCATAAAATAGCAGAACATATGGAAAACGAGGCGGTTAAAAAAAGCGGTAAATTAACTGTTCATGAATATGAGTCTCATTACAATAAATATATCAAAGAAATTTCTTATGAAAAAATAGAAAGACCGCCACCAGATTTAGATTTAACTCCGTATAAGGGCGAAAAAGACGTTCTACTTTTAAGAAAATTGATGAAAAAATAATGGGCAATTGGTCTAAAAGAACAACATATAAAACTGGTAAAAATTACAGAACAACAGTTACACAAAACAATTTAAAGGGCGCTACGCTTTCTAGTTCTCAGAAAGCAGGTAATGTAAGATATACAACATCTATTTTGCCCAATGGTAAAATAAAACAAACTAAAACATTCAGTCAAAACGGTTGGACAAAAAGAGACACTGTCGCTTTAAATAAAATTCCAAGAGTTAAAAAATTTAAATCTAAAAATGTAAAATTTGCAAAAACGAATGGTGATGGTTCTGCTGGTTTGGGTTTAGCTATTATCGTATTATTTTTTGTTATAGTGGGATACTTTTTTAAGTAAACGCAAACAGTTCTAATACTCTATTGACATATTTCGAACGCTCCATGACGAATGTCTGGGGCGTTTTTTCATTATCTACTGTGATAATAATCACAATTTGTGGTACGTTTATCTTGTAAGTCCATTCAAACATCATAGAATAGACAGTCGATTGAAGAAAATAACTTTCAATCCAACTTTCTTTTTTAAATCTTTTTGATGTTTTAAAATCAATAACCGATGTTATTCCATCATATTGTGCAACTAAATCTGTTCTTCCTGCGCATTTTAATGATTTAGAAAACAAAGGCATTTCTATGCCCAGAATGTTATCAACATGATCATCTAATTCTTTTTTAATTGGTTGAAACGATTCAATATTGATAGGCATAACTTTATCGTAAATGTTTTCTTCATTTAAAAGATACTTTTCGGCTATGTCATGTATCGATGTGCCTCTGCGAGCTGCCTGCACAGAAATACGAGTGGCTTTTTCCTCGCCAACTCGTTTTTTCCATTCAAGCAAAGCTGTTTTGTCCAATTTCTCAGACAAAACAGAAGTTACAGATTTTAATTTTGTAATACCATCTGGTAAAACATAATACCTTTTACCATCGATAGTTTCAGTAGTTAGTTCAACTTTCGGAACAAAAACATGTTTAAATTTTTTATGCGACGAAACCGACTCTGTCTTTTTGGATAATATAGTCACGAACTAACGAAGACCTCACAATATCTTTTTCATTAAACTCTATGAAAGAAAATGATTTCAATCTTTCAATAACTTTTATAAACTGTAGCATACCATTTTTATCATGATCTCTTACGAAATCAGATTGTTTGAAATCGCCACAAAATACAATTTTACAATTTTTACCAACTCGAGTAATAACAGAATCAAGTTCATGACCTGTCATATTTTGCATTTCATCTACAACTATGATTGTATCATTTAGAGTTATGCCTCTGATAAATGAAGTGCTAATAAACTCAACAATATTTTTATTTTTCAAATAGTCATATGCATCGCCTCTATCAAATAATTCTGTGCAAATGGCATAATATGGCGCTTCATATACCTTTGCCTTTTCTTTTGAAGATCCGGGCAAAAACCCCATATCTCTTGTTGGAACAACGCTTCGAACAATTGCAATTTTTTTATATAAGGAATTTTCACTCAGTACTTGATTTAATGCAAGATACATTGATATGAAGCTTTTTCCTGTACCAGCTGTACCATGAAGAAGTAAGTTTTTGCCTTGATTATAAGAGTCAAATGTTAATTTTTGGTTTTGAGTAAGAGGTTCTATTTTTTTAAGATTAAAATTTAATTTTTCATTTGTATAATCTTTATTACCTTTTTGTCGAAGAGTTCTTTTTTCTTTTCTTGTTAGTCTTTTATTAGTACTTACTTCTTCTACCATTTTTTACCTTTAAAAGTTATTGATCGTACTCCGCGTAATTCCTTTAGAATGTTTCTTTTTCATATCCTTCAGAAGATCGCGAAATCCCTGATCAGGTTTGCCCATTCCACGCCCCGAGCTAATCGCCGGGGCTCCATTAACAAGCTGTGTAATATGTAAATTTTCTACAAGATATTCATCAAGTTCTGATATTGACATAAACTCTTCAAATTCTTCATTTGTATTCTTATTTAAGAATCTATAAGTTGGCATTATTCGTACCTATATTCATCCGAGCTATGATCTTCATATTCGTCATCTAGAAGATCTTCGACGTTTTTTGTTTTTAAAGCTCGATCGAATCTACGCTCTTTGCGCTTATCAACAATATTTGATTTTCTTCGATCTACCTTATAACCATCAAGATATTCACGATCTTCATAGTTATAATTTCTAAACTTAGTCTTGCTCATTTTTCTCCTCTAATTACAGTTGCTTTTTTGATATAACATAGCCTCTTTGTTCTGGCCCATGTTGTCCGATTATATTAAATTCTAAATCAGGCAGTTCTTCCGCCAATTCACAAAATGCTTTATATTCATGTTTTTCCCATCCAGGAAAATTGCATATCTCATCAAATATGATTTTTGTTCCTGGAACGATCCTGTTTTTAATGTTATTAAAAACTGTTTTGGTTGAGCTGTATAGATCACAATCAATATGTACTATACTAATATTTTCTTTATGTTCTTCCAAAAAAGAAGGAAGAGTTTGTTCAAATAATCCATTTACAATATGAACGTTTTCTGGAAATCCTGTCGGAACATCACATGCAAATGAGCCTTTTTCTATATCGACTCTCCAATTTTCAGGTAATCCTTGAAACCAATCAAACCCATATATTGGTCTTTCTTTTTGAACTAATGCGATCTTTCGGATAGTTCCTCCAGTTGCAACGCCAAATTCTAAAATTAGACCATCAATAATATCTTCAAAATACGATTCGAATGAACTGACGGTTTCTGTTTCTATTACAATCATTTTATTCTCGAATCAATCCAGGTAAAGCTTCTGTAACATGTTGCAGCGTAATTCCTGGAAGTTTCTTTTTATCTTTAATCATACAAAGAAGTTCTGCATCTTTTGGGGCAAGTCTTTCAAGAAATTCAACAAACATTGCTTCTCTTTTTGCTTGTTTCAAATTGTCATGGAACCCTTTAATAAAGTATCTGAGCTTTTCGCAATCTTTAATCAAAACATGTTCTTGATCTACAAGTTCGCTTGGTTTATATGGAGGTGTTCCTTCTGGCAATTCCCATACAACACTAGGATCATATGCAGCTTGCAAGATAATCCTTAATTGCAAGCTATCATTATGTTTGAGCGCATCTACTTTTTCTTGAGTTTTCTTAAGCTTACCAACTTTTTCTAAAAATTCTGAGATTCCTACAACATAACCCATTAATAATATCCTTTTAAAATTCTGAAATGTTTTCCATTAAGTTTTTCAGTTTATTTGCAATAAAATAATTAATCAACTTAGATCGATCTTTATTCGTTTGACCCTTATATTGATCAATAACCTTTTCTTTAATTTCTACTGGAGTAAAAGAAAGATCAATCAGTTGTTTATTTCTGTGATAATTGCGCGAAAACTGAGGCGAAATATTCTTAAAATTGTTTTGAAGAAATTCCTTCATCTTTTTTGCTGAAAGAGGCTTTTGCCTTTCGCCAACAACAAAACAGTTATCTGATGATAGAATATTAGGTACACCATCTCCTGCATCGCCCTTCATAATATGTTCCTTAAGGAACTGAAGGGGATCAGAATGTGTGATCCATTTTTTACGAACAGGATCATACTGCTTCACATTATCGCTTGTGTGAAGCTGGATAAAATCTTTATCGCCTGATAGGATCAAAATTTTTGATGTTTCGCCGAATTCTTTTACTAGAGTGCCGATAATATCATCGGCCTCGGCAGACTCTACGTCAATTACCTTATAGGGAAAAAATTCTTTAAGTTCAGATCGAATCTTATTCATACATTCGAAAATTGATTTCCAATTTAGTTCT